GCCGGGATGCTCGAAGGGCTTGGAATTGATCAGATGCAGCGAATGATGAGGGAGAAGCTAATTGAGGGAATGACCGTTATTAATAAGTATCAGGCCGAGCGGATAGCACGTACAGAGACGGGCAAGGCTGCAAACTCCGGGAGTTACGAATCAGCGCAGGCGACGGGAGCAGATGTTAAAAAGTACTGGATCAACTCCGGGCGGAAGAACTCAAGGGATACACACGTATATTATGCTACGCTTGCACCTGTTTCAATGAATTATGAATATAATACCGGGTTAAAGTATCCTTGCGATCCGGATTGTTCAGACGGGGCAGAAGTGATAAACTGCGGGTGTGCGATTGGTTACGACGTTGATTGATAATATATTAAGATGAAAAATATTAATAGGTTTAGGGTAAAAAGTAATTACGAGCTGAAAGATGCTGATGAGAAGACTGGTATAGTTACCGGTTATGCATCGGTATTTGGTAATGAGGACAGCGATAAGGAAATAGTTATATCTGGTGCATTTACAAAGACTATTTCTGAGCGTGGTCCGGGTTCGGCCAAGCCTCGTATTAAACACCTCTGGCAACATGACAGCTGGCAGCCTATCGGAATCCCTATTAAGTTGCAAGAGGATGAACGGGGACTGTATTTTGAAACACAATTCGGCAAAGACACATTCTCACAGGATAAGTTACAGCAACATATTGACGGGATTATAACAGAGCTGTCAATCGGGTACAATGTCATTCGGTCAGAGGATCAGGCCGACAAAGACGGTAAGTTTATTAACCGGAAACTGATTGAGCTGAAACTCTGGGAATACTCATCTGTAACATGGGGAGCCAATAGCCTGACAGAGATAATAAGCGCAAAGGGTGAGGTAAAAGATATAATGGCCGATCTCAGTAAACGACTTGATGCGCTTAACCGGGGATTAAAAAACGGTAAGTACACAGACGAAACATGTGAATTATTTGAAGCGGAAATATGCAAGATAGCATCTATTATACAGTCACTTGAAATTAAGGAGCCGGGCCAGGTGCTCACTCCTGATGACATGCCGGCTATTGGTGCGGACTTGTTTGAATCAATATTAATTAATTTAAAATCAATTCAGTAAATGGAAGTAAAAGATTTAAAAGTCATTACTGACCAGATAAATGATGAGATTAAGCGAATGAATGGCATCTTTGCCGAGATTCAAAAAGAAATAGGGCGTAAAGCTCCTGTTGAAAGAATCGAGGATCTGATAAAGAAAAACGAAGAAGCCGAAACAAAGCTTTTATCATTGTCCGGACAGTTTGACAACCTTGAGCTTAAACTCAAGGATCGCACGATCGGAGATAAGAAATTTTCATTATTTGCCGATTTTGAAAAGGTATATAAAGAAAAAGGGAAGCAGTCTGCAAAGGCTCCCGGCGGGAACTTTGTATTTGAAATGAAGGGTAATCCCCGTTATCTGCTCAAAGCTTCGACAATCGACGAAGCAACTGAGCTATCAGATAGCGACATGGGGACTGCCGTTGTTGTACCGATGAGAACTCCGGGCGTAGAAGCCCTTCCCGACAGGCGGATAACCTTGCTTGATATTATGGGTCGGGGCGTTACCGGATCAAACCGTGTTACCTGGGTCGAACGTTCGGCACGTACCGAAGGGGCAGCAGCCGTGGCAAATGATTATGGCCAGTACGCACAGAGTGACCTTACTTATATCATGAAGGTTGCTGAGGTTGAAAAGATCGGAACCTTTGTTAAGGTGACAAACGAAGCTCTTGAGGACTGGGATGAACTTATGACACAAATACGTAATGAGTTATTTCCAATGGTTGAACGTGCCCTTGAAAGTGAGTGTTATTCAGGAAGTGGAACAGCTCCGCATCTTGACGGTATTATAACAACTGCAAAGGCATATTCAAGTACCGCACTTAATGGCAGCATTTCAAGCCCTAATAATATGGATTTGATTGTTGCTGCTTGCAACCAGCTGGAAGGTTACAATTATTTTGCTGACTATGCAATGATTAATCCAACGGATTACAGGAAGATGCTTCTGGGCAAAAATGCAAATGGATCGTACGTTGTACCTCCGTTTGCTGATCCTTCAAGGTTGCTTATCGACGGTGTACGTCCTGTAAGAAGTAACCTGGTTACAGCCGGGCAGCTACTCGTCGGGGATTTCCGCAAAGTTACCCTGTATATCAAGCGAAACATTGAGGTTAAAATATGGGATCAGGATTCAACTGACCCGGAATATGACCTTAAGACTATCACGGCATCCGTTAGGGCTGCTGTTAAATTCCCGACAGTGCATCAGTACGCATTTGTTTACGATGCTCTGGCCGATATTAAGACGGCTGTTGAGGAAGCAATAGGTTAATTATAGGAGGGAAATGATATGAAAAAGACATTATTCAAAATATTCGCTCCGGCAATCTTTATTGCCATTGTTGCACTGTTTATTGCAGCTGCCGCAGGAACCGGAACTCAGGGGCCAATAACTCTGGGTGTAAATACGTCGGTTTATACTTTTACTCCGACTGCTTCTCAGTATCTGGGAGGTAATGCAGGTAAGGATACGCTGACATTTGAAGTTGTTTCGAATAAGATCGGGCCGGTAACATGCGTGGCCTTCGTCGATGTTGCTTCACGCAAAGGGTCTACTGATACTTATAGTTTTAATCTTGCCGGTAAGCATTTTACCAATGGCACATATACGACTATAAATAACCAGGCTGCTAAGGTTGCTGATCTTGTTGTTGCAGATACGCTAAACGCCTCAGAACGGGATAATAATGAATATTACCGTATTTTCCGGATGACGCTTGCAACTGACAATAACTGCGCTACAACTGATAGCATAACATTTACGGCGATCAATTTCAAAATTATGGAATGGTAGTTAAGTGATGAACGAAGGGGGCAGACGGACAATACCCTGCCCACCTTCTTTAAATTCAAAGAGATGTTAAAAAAAATAAGATTTATTAAAGACGTTAAATACCCGGCCGGGAAGTCAGATAGAGCGGGCGTTGAGCGACTTGTTACCCGTCGAAATGCTGAATTACTAATCGCCTCCGGGGATGCTGAACTTGTTATCAAAGAGACCGAACAGATTGAACCAGAACCGGAACTAAAAGAAGAAAAGGCCGTAAGGCAGACGAAAGAAGAAAAGACAACCAGACGGACAAAGAAAAGTAAATAATGGAACTCAAAGTCTTATCAACGAATATTGTCGAACCGATAACGGTTGCTGATCAAAAGGCATTTATGGGTTACACACCTTCGGATCAGGATGCTGTTATTTTCCGGATGATACAGACGGCCAGGGTATGGTTGGAAAACCGGACAGCTTTATCGCTGGTAAATAAACAGTATAAAGCTTATTTCGAGCGGGAAGACGCTGTTAATGGTTGGTATGAATTGCCGGTTAGTCCGGTACAGACAACTCCTGCAATAGCTGTTAAGGTCTGCAGCACGACAACAACATTTGAGCAGATGGGACTTGATAGGATAAGGATAAGACCCGATACGGTAATCGGTACAACAAAGATAGGGGCAACCGGGCAGGCTTACTACGTTGAGACAACGTTTAACGCAGGGGCATCGAATGATGCTGCAAACGAGATACTAAAACGGGTAGTATCAACAATGTTCAACGCCCGTGAGGATGGCGGAGGAGCAGAGGTACTAACCGGGCGGATACCTTACGACACGTTACGATTAATTGAGGCTATTGACCAAACTACAGGATTTTGAAAACAGGGACGTTAAATAGTACAATTTCGATCTATGAGCTTTCAACAGCAACGGATGCTTCAGGTGACATAACCGAAACATGGACACTCGTGGCAACGGTTAGGGCAGCAGTTACACAGCTCGATGGTACACGTTTTATTAACGTTGCTGAACTTGTTGACCGTGTTGTCTATAAGATAGTGACCTGGAATTATAATTTTGGGACAAACTTGAAAATAACCTACGGGGATCTAACACTTTACCCGATGCGGCCACCGACAATCAATTCAGATCGGTCCGGTCGGGAAGTGATAACAATTTACGGAGTGACGAAACAATGATACAAAAAGTAGAAGTTGAGGGGATTGATCAGTTAATGCGAGACTTCCGAAAGTTTGGCAAGGAGGCTGATAAGGCTATTAAAAGGGGCGTTGATAAAACTGCTTTAAAAATTGAATCAGATGCAAAGGAGAAACTTAAATCTGATCTTCATTTACGCACCCGTAGACTTCTACAATCAATTCATACTGAAACGACAAACCCACAGGCACCAAGGATGAAAACGAACTTAAATTATAGTTATAAGGATAAGGATAATGAACAATTTACCGGATCGTTTAATGAGCCAATGCACGACGACGAATCAATCGTAGGGACAAATGTTCATTATGCGCCTTACGTTGAATTTGGAACAAAATTTATGAGCGGTGACAGCTATTTAGGTTATGCAGCCGTGAAACAAG